TGAAGTAATAACAACTGGTACTGGGTTAGATCCTGAATAAGCGATACCAGAAGAATCAACTATGTTGCTGGCTGAAGTAGCTGTTCCTCCTGATGTTATTGTTACTGGAATTGGATTTGAACCTGAGTATCCAACTCCACCAGAGTCTATTAAGGAACATTTAACTGAGTTAGTAATATCGCTTACAATCCAAGTTGTCTTCATGTTTCCCTCACCGTCTAAAATAGTAGCCCCTACTGAGCCTGTTATGCCCGATACTGATACTGAACCTTGAACAGGGAAGGTATCCCTATATGTTCCATCAGCATTAACATTCTGCACAGCAGTAGTAGCACTACCTCCTGAAGCAATGGTAACTGGTAAAGGATTACTTCCAGAATATCCTACACCTGAGCTGTCTTGTATGTTTACTCCAGTAGTAGCAGTAGAACCACCTACTATTGTTACATTGACTGGTTCATTAGAAGCATTGATTACTTTTACTGAACCTCCACCGCCTCCACCTCCACTAATAATAGAACCTCCAGCATTAAATAAGACTGGCTTGCCATTAGCATCTCTTATCTGTACTGGTAAAGGATTGCTTAATAGCCCACGATCATAACCCATTAAACTTATCCAACCTTTAACATCCATTTCTTTCGGTATCTCTATCCTTGCTGCCAATCCCTTAATATCTATTACTGGAACATTAACCTTAATATCTGGAGGAGTATAATTAACTATTGGTGCATCCTGTTTGGGTACAATAATAGGGGGAACTGTAATATGAGGTGTAGGAACTTTTATATCCGATACATTAACTTTAATTTGAGATATAGCTTTTGTTATTTCATCTACAGGCAACTTAGAGTTAGATGCAATCTCTTCTAATACTGGCCTTAATACATCAATAACTGCTGGTCCAATACTCTTAGCAAAATCAGCAGTCATCTTCTTCTGCTCAATAGCCTTATCAAGAGCATCTTTAACTTGTTTTAATGGGTCAATCATGCAGGTTGATTTAATATTTGTAATTTCTGTTGTATCTCATTTTGCATATTAGATTGTCCTCCCACATCCTGTCCTCCCATCATTGCTTGCTGTTGTGCTTGGTCTTCTCCATCTTCAACCTGCTTTAGCTCTTCAGGTGTTAAGTCAAGTATCTGAAGCTCTCTCTTCTGAGCAATCTTTCTAAGAGCTACATTGTTGGGGAATTGAGATAGAACGAACATGAACTTCTGAATAGCCTTGGTGTCATTAGACTCTTGTTCTGAGCTTGAGGTAACCATTGGCTCATAGCTAGACTTCCATTCATTAGTGAAGATTCTCTTCTCAACCATCTTGCCTGAGTGAGATTGCTTATACAACTTCATAAACTTAGGAGAATTGGCTTGCATTAAGCCATTCCACTTCTTAGCAAATTCATACCAAGCTAAACGATAGAACTTAGCCATAGCTGTTGTCCTCTCTTGTGCCTTACCAACTAAGATATTAATCTCACCTAAGGTCTGTTGGCCTTGTTCTGACTGTCCTTTTTCAATGGCAGTTGCTCCTGTTCCCCTCTCCACCATATTTGTAATAGCACTTATAGCCTGTAAAGTGTCATCTAAGCCCGATATAGCGACAGGTTGGATAACTTTATTGATGTCATCTCCAGGAGGTGCAGGAAGCATCATTCCAGGGCCAGGAGTATATGTCTGAGGTTGATAACCTTGAGAAGGTAAGAACCAATGCATCTGAAAGTTCTTTAAGGTTCTGTTCTCAATCAACTGACTAAACCAAACATTCAATACCTTATTAGGAGTTCTTACTAAATCTGCTACTGAATCAGGGTATATATCAGTTGTTTCGGGGTCTTCAGCCCACATAACAAATGGCCAAAAGTCCACTCCGATTAAATCATCAAGTGTTTCATTTAATAGTTCTATTGTATCATCGGCATAAACAATGACCCTTTTAACAAACTTCTTCTTCTTAGTGTCCCAAATGTTTGAGTAATGCTCAGTTAGATTAACTATTCTATCTCCACCAGCATATAGGGGGAAATCTTTGTTATCTACTCCCATTGACCTTAACCTTTCCATTTTCTTTTCCCATTCTTCTTTTGACTTCTCGCTTTGAGTTATGCCAGCCGGTGAGTCAGCCCATAACTTCAGGTCATCTTTACCCTGTTTAGAATATCTGTCATCAGCTAATATCTCTCTAATTGACCTAAAGATATTCTGCTGAATGACATATCTGGCTGAGTCAACATCCCATACATTCATTAGAGGGTCAAAAATAACATCATAAATGTCTAATACTTCAGCTGTTACTCCGTCTTTAGTGATATTTAGCTTCTTAACAAGAATGTCTATAAGTTCCATGTTATTATCCTTCATCTGTTGATTCCAAATCTCCTGATAGATAAGTTCTTTCTGGTCATCTCCAGTCAACTCTTTCCATTCTACATTCGGAGCATCGTCTATCTTTGAAAGTAATGTCTTTACAGTTTCCTTCATTAAAGGAATATTAACTGCTTGTCGTTGAGTTAGTCTATTAGTCCTAACTTTGTTTCTATATAGTTCATAGTTCTCAGTCCAATCATCGTGCTTTCTTTTCTGCAACTCAAAGCCTGCTTTCTTTTCTTCTACTAACTTTATCATCATTTCAGATAAAGCCCAACTATTATGTAAAGTATCGTATGGCATGTTTTTAAAAAAAGCGAATCATCAGTTAAGATGTTCGCCATTGTTTGGTTGGAACTTGTATTTAATTTTAGTTAATTATATCAAATTAAAAATAGTTGTCAAGTCTATCTTTCTATCCATGGATAATAGTCAAACTGTATCTTTCTGAACTCAGCATTCTGGTCAAAATGTATTATAGTCTTACCACTTCTAACACCAAATAATCCACCTGATTTTATTAGAGCTGTAAAGATTCGTTGCACTTTAATAATGTCTTTCGGTTCTAACTCTAAATCAAAATTTAATTCTATTTTTGTTGGCATATTTAAAAAGGCATATCTTTATCTCCATAATATAATGGTGCTGGTGCTATTGGCTTATAAGGCTTAACATCTGGCTTCTTAATCAAAGATGTAAGAGCATATCTTATAGCATCCATTGAGTGAGAGAACTCGTGTTCTGGGCCATTGGTTACCTTTCCATCTTTATCAACTATAAATAAATAGTTTCTATATTCTTTAATCACACTAACACTTCTCTTAGTGATAGATATTCTCTGCTCTTGAACTAATGATATTCCGTTATACACAGAATCCTTTCCTTTTTCGGTTGGTAAGATATTAATTCCATATCCTTTAATATCGTCTATGCTTTTAGGCTCTGCTGAATCAGCAATCACTAACACTTGAGAATTGATTGCATTCTTAATTATATCAGCAATTTGTTTATTGCCTAATCCTTTCTGATAACATAACTCGTCAATAATATATCCACCATCATAATAATAAATATCTACTATCGCTGTCGGATCGTTGGTATATCCGAAGTCTAATCCTCTTCTTTCTAATCTTGCATTGAAAGGAACTTCATCTATTATCTGCCAGTCTTTATAAATCTTACCTTCAACTTCCCCCAATTGTCCTTCACCATAAACTAACCACCAACCTTTTCTATCTTTCCTCTGTTCAATTGATTCTATAATCCTTTGGTCTAATGCTTCATTGTCCCTGTAAGTAAGAATCAAGTGTTCACAATCGGTTCTATTAGCTACCTTGTCATAATACCAGAACTCACTAACAGGATTCCAATCCATTATGATAAACTCTTTCGTTCTAACCTCTAATTGGTCAAATGTTTCGTAAGGAATGTTATTAGCTTCATTAATAAATAGTCTTTCTCTTCTTGGTCCTCTAACCTTTCCCGGCTGATCTACTGAAAAGAACTCTATCTTACTTCCTGTTTCGAATGTATAAGTGTAATCAGTCTTGTTCCATCTCTTATCATTAAAGTATCCTTGTTGATTCATTATTGATAAGAAGTCCAGTATTGCTCCTCTCTTTAAATGAGGAAAGCTCTCCGACACTATTGATGTAATTGTTGGAGTTTCATCTCTTTGGGCTAAGTCAATAAGCACTTCTAATATTCCTATTGTCTTACCTGCTGAAGTTCCACCCTGAATCGCTCTAATTCTTTTGCTCAGGTTGTGAATCTTCCGAGTTGCTGTGGTTATCAGGTACATTTTCTTTTGGTAAAGCAGTTAAGAGAGGTATCGGCTTACCTCCTGATGTTATATCTTCTGTATTATGAGGATTACCTTCAGCCATCTTCCATATCATTTCAGGAGATAATGTCTTTAAGTATTCTATCTTCTCTTCTTCTGGTAAACTTTCTAAATACTCTCTAACAAATTGCTTTAAAGATTTAACTCCTTTA